GAAAAGTTATTCACGAAGGAGGTGTAAATCCAATGGAAGGCTTAACTTACAACAATTTTATTGCTAATATACTTAACACAAGAGGTAGATTTGCTTGTGGTAATGAATATCACGAGAGATACCATACTATTCCTAAATGCATGGATGGAACAGATGAAAAAAACAATCTGATTGACCTTTATGCAAGAGAGCACTTTGTTGCACATAAATTGTTAGCATTAGAAAATCCAAAGAACGAAAAACTAGTTGGTGCATGGCACGCAATGGCATTCTTAAAAAATGATTCTCACCAAAGATATGAATTAACTCCAGAGGAGTTCGAAGAAGCAAGAAAGGCTCATAGTCTTGCAATGTCCGGTGAAAATAATCCTAATTACGGATTAACAGGAGAAAATCATTATCTCTATGGGAAAAAGCATACGGATGAGACATTACAAAAAATGAGCGAATTAAAATATGGAGAAAATAATCCATTTTATGGCAAACAACATTCTAATGATTCTCGTAAAAAAATGAGTGATGCCCAAAAAAAGAGATTCGAAAATCCTGAAAATCATCCAATGTATGGCAAGCATCTTTCTGAAGAAACAAAGAATCGGTTAAGTGAAGTATTTTCTGGTGAAAACAACCCAGCGTGTCGTGCAGTTTATTGTTATGAACTTGATGAATATTTTTGGGGAGCAAAAGAGGCAGAGCAGAAATACGGAATTTGCAATAGTCATATTTCAAGTTGTTGTAGAGGTACTCGAAAGAGCTGCGGCAAACACCCAGTTACGGGTGAAAAACTTCATTGGATTTATGTTGACGAAATGAATAACTCTTCTGTTGCGTAACGAGCAATAGAAGTAATATATTAGGGTGTGTGGCTCGATTACTATGTTCAGGTAATAGAGCAACAACACGTGATGATTGTTCCAAATAACAATGATACTCGTACGATAATGTACGACCAAAGATTTTTATTGGGCGATGAAAAGAGATATCCGCCACTTGCTTATAAAATTTCCAAAGTATCACCATCTATGAATGGAGATATTGTTCAATTTACTATGACGCAAGAACAGTACAGTTCTGCTTTGGATAATTTTGAGCTTATGATTGGTGGATACTATTCTTCTACTATCATTCCAGAAGTTCCTGAGCTCGAAGAAATTCCAACTATTTCCGACCTAGAAATTACCTATTCTGGTAAACCTGCAGTACGTGCTGGCGGTGGGTTTAAGAAATTTACACTTAAAACACGTATTGATGGTAAACTAGTAGATATTTCTGAGGATGTCGAGTGGAATGTTGATTTTGACGGTAATGAGGATAAACTTGAGTGCTCGGTCCAAGGTAATATTTTTAAAGTTAAGTGTAGTAACGATTACTCGTTAATAGGTAAGACATTTACTGTAACTGCTGAAAGCGCTCATAGTTCAAAATCAATCATTGTGGAGGTGACTTCGCTATGATTAGAAATATACAAAAAGTGCAGGATGACATAATTGAAATGAAGCGATTGATAAAACAAAAATTAATAGCTGACACAGATATTCTTGAGGCGTTGCATAATCCTGATATTGATATAGATAGTCCAGATGAGTTTCTTGACAATAATATTTATGGATTTATTAGAATTCCAACAACTCAAGATACTGTACGGAATTTTATATGTTTTACAGTTGATGATATTGAAGAGCACAGATATAACTCACACATGAAAGTACAGCAAATTCAGTTTAACTGTATTTGTCATTTAGATGATATGAAAACTGAGTTTGGAATTGACAGACATGATTTGTTGGGTTATTTAGTGAGAGATATATTTAATTGGTCAAATGATTTTGGCAAGCAATTTAAACTCGTTTATAATAAAGAGAGCACGATTGATTCTGATTATTATTGTAGAACACTTAAGTTTGAACGCGATACAACTAATAATCTGAATAATGCTACAAGGAGTAATTATTATGATCGATCTTGATGTAGACGCATTGTTTCTATATTTTGGAGACGATTATGTCATTAACAATCAAATTAAAATTGCACAGCCAACCATTGGACAAGTTGTTGATTATGGAGAAGCTCAATACTTCTCTATGGTTCACACCTTGAGCGCCATTCCGAGCGATATGAAATCTCAGCTTTGGGATTTAGAAATTGATTGGTGCGAAATGGAAGATTTTGATTTATTTATTCTTCTTTCACAAACCATGACACCAGATAAAACTGGAATTTTATTTGGTAATTTAGATTTTTCAAAAATGAAGCCGTTTCGCAATAATCAAAATGGTGAAGTTGTTCTTGCCGATAAAGAAACTGGTGTAATTATTGATAGGCTTATTTATATTCGGATAGTCAACTATCTACGTAAGCTGCATAATATTAAACCCAAAGTAGAGAGAGCAAGAGGCAAAAGAGCCAAGCAAGCAATGATTGATGAAGACAGAAGAAATCGTGAGTATAACAAGGATAAGCCATTCAAATCTTATCTATTACCGCTAATTTCCGCTGTTAAAGTTAAGCAAAGCTATACTAAAGATTATGTTCGGAATATGGGCTTATTTGAATTTTTTGATGATCTGTCTAGAATCCAAGTAATAAACTCTGCCGATCATTTATTAAACGGTATGTATTGCGGTATGGCAGATTTATCTAAAGTAGATAAAAAAGAATTAAATTGGTTAAGAGAGCTGTGATTTGTCGCGGCTCTTATTATATTAGAAATAAATTTTTTATGGAGGTAATTTATTATGAAAAAGCATAATCTAAACAACATCGTTGTCGATAGAGTTTTACGCGGCATTTTTTCCGACAAGAACGACAACATCATTTTCTCTCTAAATCAGGTTCAGAACCTATCCATCAACAGCACTTCTGAGTCTCAGGAGATTGTTGACGCATTAGGTGTATCCATCATGGAACTAATGCGTTCTAAGGCTATCGAGGCTTCTGCCGAGAATGCCCTTTATGACTTCGGTCTACTAGCTGCTCAGTATGGCACCGAGAAGGTTACCGCTACTGCCGACAAGAAGCTAACCGTTCCCACTATGGAATCCTTTGAAGTTCCTGCTGTTGCGGAGGGTGCAGTTACTTACACCTTGAAGCACACTCCTTCTAAGGCTCCCGTTGCTATTTATGCTCTAAATGGTGACAGCACTCTAGGTGCTAGATTTGCTGTTGCTACGGCTGCTTCCGCAACCGAGTGCGCTTATGCTGACGGTGTTATCACTCTACCTACCGCTGGTGTTAAGACTGGCGACGAGATGTTCGTTATGTATGAGTATGAGTCCGAGAACTCCATCGAGGTTGTCAACTCTGCCAAGGAGTTTGCTAAAATGGGCAAGATGACCTTCGAAGTTCTAGTTTATGACGTTTGTGATCCTGAGACTAAGATCTTTGCTTATCTAATTCTACCTAGATTCCAGTTAAGCAATGACTTTGACTGGAGCATCGGTGGCGACAACCAGACTCACGGTTTCTCCGGCAAGGCTATGGTTGACTACTGCGCTAAGGACAAGAAGATGCTAAGAGTTGTCATTGTTGACGACGAAGAGTAATCTTTTAGGTCTTAATAAAATAAAATTAGTTTAATTGTCGTATTATTGGTTGGAGTGAAATATCTCCAACCAATTTTATGATGTACAATGAAAGCTAAAGGAGGTAATTCCAATGGCACACTTAAATAAAAAATGTTTATGTGATGGCACACGTTATTCATATTGTCCAGATTGTTCTCGTGCGGATGCACTTGCTCCATCTTGGAAATCTGAATTTTGTTCGGAAACATGTATGACCTTATGGATGACATTAACAAGGTTTGGTATGAACCGCTTAACGAAGTCTGAGGCAAAGTCTATTATTGAAGGATTGGATTTAAAGCCAATTGATTCTTATGTGGATTGTGTTAAGCGTGATTATGCTAAGGTTATGACAGAAGAAAAAAAACCTAAGCGTGGTAAGCGTATTGAAATTAAGCCTATTGACGAACCAATTAATATGGAAAAAACTGTAGTCAAAGAAATTATCGCAACGGTTGAACAAGCCGTAGAAACATCACATGAAGTAGTTAAACAAGAAAATGAATAAGGCACTATAACTTCATGTTCAACGAAGGATTTAGTGCCTTATTTTTTTATGCAAAAAAAGGAGGAAGAGGAATTGGTTAAATCCAAGATTACTGGAAGAGAATATAACGAAGCTGACTGTGTTTATGTTACTAACATTTTACAGTGTCAGCGATATTTATCTTTTCTTGGTCCAGAGTACCTTCTTGATATTTTATATACAGGTACACACAGAAAAGATTCCCTAGTTTTTGTTTTTAAAAAGTGTCCAGAAACAAGAAGGGCAAAGGAACTATGGGATAATCACGAGTTGAGTTAATCGTGATTAGATTAAAAAAAGAAAGTATAGTGCCGATCAATCGGTGCTTAATAATATTAAATAATGGAGGTGTTTAAATGGCGACTAAAAAGTTGCAAATTTTAGACAGCTTAATAAAGCAAGCTGAGAATGCCGACACTTTAGATGGGAAACATGCAGAAGAATTTGCATCAGCTTCGGATGTGGAAACACTTAAAACACAAGTTGGTGACACCTCTGTGGCGGAACAAATTGATTCTGCTTTCGGCTCTGTGGCAGAACAAATTGATGCTGTTTTTGGTAAAGATAATACTATTTTATCTGAATCTTCTACCGCAATTGGCGTGGAAAATATTGTTGGTTTAAAAGGATTTTATTGGACATCAGCAGAGATGCTAGACAACTGGACATTGACTTTATCGACCTCACAAACAGAGAATGTTTGGACAGAAGAAGCTCAAAGTATTTTAGAGCAGTGGCAAGTAGGCGATAATGTATCTTATGTAAATGGAACTAAATATGATTTCGTTTCCCCTATATCTAGAATTGATTTAAATAATCACACAGTCACATTCGGAAGTTATGACCAGATAATAAAAGTCGAAGAATCTGACCCAGATTTTGATGACTGGAGTATTTTCTTACCAGAGAAACCACATTTGGGTGTTGTTGATTTGGGTAGAAGTGCCG